CCAAAACGCTAGGCGAATTATTCGGAGCGCCGGTCCAGTAGGTGTAGAAGTCGGCAAGCAGTGAGGGGCTTGCGTTCTTCTCCCCCTGCCACCTCGTCCAATACTTCTGCGTCTTGAGCCACAGGTCGCCGACGATCAGCCCTTTGGAGGCGTCCGGCTCGTCGGGCCCGCGAAACGTATGGTTCTTGCTGTGGGCTTCGGCATATGCCTGCGCAGCCGACTCCTTGGCCTTCGAAATCTCACCGTTCGCCGTGGTCAGGTCGCTCTTGGTCTGCGCGATGTCCTTCCTAGCCTGAGACAGATCGGATTGCGCCTGCGCGAGCGACTTGGACGCCGCGTCGAGATTCGACTTGTTGGACTGGATGTCCTTCTGGGCCTGCGTCAGCTTCGCCGTATTATCCTTCAACGCCGTCTGATTGTCAGCCAGGTCTTTTTGGATCTGTTTGACCTCTTCCGGCGTGACCGCCGACGCGACCGTCACCGAGGCGATGGCGGACCAGTCGGAGCGATTGCCCGCATGGTCGACCGAACGCAAAGCGTAGGAGTGCTGGGAGCCTGCTTTCAGGCCGGTCACGAGATAATCGCCCGGGCCGGACTGCGTGGCGCTGATGACGGTCATGCCGGCCGCATTGACACCCTCGCCCACCTCGATATGGTCGAAGTCAGGCTCCATCTGCGCGCCGGCAGCGGTCTTGCCGTCCCAGTGGACGGTCACCACGCCCAATTCGGACGACAATACCGGCTTCGACGGTACGGAGCATGGCGTCGTATCCGACTCCACAGTTGCCACCACGACGGCCGACCATTCGCCAAGCTTGTCGGAATATGTCGGCACTGCCCTGACGCGCACCTCGATTTGCGTGCCGCAATCAAGGCCACCGAAGCCAAGCTGCGTCTTATCGGTCGTGCCAGCCGAATGCCACGGCGAACCATCCACATGCCTGCGCCACTCGACGGCATAATTGCTGATTTCGATGGCCGTGTTATTCGTGGCTTCGGTCACGGCGGACCACGAAGCCGTGGCCAGACCATGCGCGAAACCGTCGCTGCCGATATAGGCATCAGTCTGCACCACAAGGCCGAGTGGTGCTTTCGGTACGCGATGGTCGCGATCGGAAGATGCGGTCGTGCCGCCCTCGCTTCCGGCCAATGCGGCACCGCCGGTGATGCCTTTGATTTTCTTCGCCTGGCGCACGGAAGCGTCATACTTGATGTCATTCAGAGCGATTGAGCAGGATAAGCCCTCGTTCTGGCGCATGCTCAGGTCGATTTCCTGCACGCGCACCTTCTCGCCGTGAGTGACGGTTGGCGCGGTGATCCAGTCGCCGGCGTGGAAGTCGATGAGCGGTAGATCATCCACGCCGGAAGTCACCAGATCGCGCGTGTACTGGCCGCGTACCCTAGCCGCATCATCAAGCGTGGACTGCATGAATGCCTGCGCGGTATCCTTATCGGACACGCCACCCTGCGAGCTATAGGATTCCCACTTGCCCCAAGGCGTCGGAGCAGCCGGATTGTCCATGCGAAAAAGCAGATTATTGTCACCCTCGACAAGGATGGTTGATGCCAGGTCGGCGATGGACTCCTCGAATGGGGCTTCGCTGATGTCACGCGCCAATTGCAGCACAATGCTCTCGCTCAGGTCACGGCTCAAGGCGGTGCTGTCCGCATTCCAAAGCTTGAGCACCCTGCCGCTTGTGCGCCAGTCGCAGCCGCCACCATTGACCAAAGATGACAGAATCGTCTGCAGATCCGTGCCGAGGCTGTAGTAAAGCGTGTATTTCCTCGCCCATGCAGCGCCGCCCGCATCCTTCGCCGTATCGAAGCCGAGCGTCAGGCCGGTGGCCACGCCGCCACGCTGACGGTTCTCGTCAAGCATGGTCTTCAAAATCACGCCCGGATTAGCCGAATAAAATGGCCTCTTGCCTTTGTTGTCACCATCCGCGAGCAGATGCGAAGAATCGTTGTTCTCGGCCTTGCTCAGGAGCCAGCTGATCGACTGGCCGGAATAGGTGACGGTGCGGGTGCGGTCGTCGGTCTTGCCGGAACGTCCGGTGATGACATAGCGCGCGTTGTCCGGTTCGCGATAGCCGTTGCCGTCCGACACTTCCACGGCCACCTCAAGACCATCGGTAAGCTCTCGGTCGAATGCCTGCGCGTCACCGGACAGCATCGAATACTCGATCGAGATGGCGCCGTCATCATCGTGGAGCATCGACGCGCTGAAGCTAACCGGCTCCGCAAGGACGCCGATTCGCTCGCCGAAAGGACGATAGGCCACGAGACGAGCATGAAGGGACTTTGCCATGAATCACTCCCAGGATTGCAAAAACCGGCAGACCACCTTGTCGGTGCCGCCGGTCTGTTTGATGGTGATGCGATAGTCGCCGGAATCGATTGCTGGCCACACCTGCAACGGTTCGGTGGTCCAGTCGACGCCGGACGTCTCATCCGTGCCGCCTGACCATGCGTCGGCATTGGCCGCCGTCCATGCCTTGCGGTTGGACGCGTCTACGAAGAGATACGGCAGTTTGGCGTCGCGTTTGCCGCCCCACATAAGATTCGTGCCACTCACCGGATCTGCGATGGTAACGCCAGTGGCCGCGCCGAAACGCAATACCAGCGTGCCGATTGGCGCATTGGAAAGCCAGCCCTCCGGCACGGTGTCGAAAAGCTCGGACGGACTGGCGTTAGGCAATCCCTGCCAGCGCGTCCAATAGCCCTTGCTACTCGGCTCGGAAACCCCGCCCGGCAGCAGCCTGCCGCCCGACGCAGCCAAAGTCTTTTCCTGCCACTGCACGCCACGCCAAAACACGTCCGGCAGTTGAAAAACGGCGGTCATGACGCGCAGGTCACTGAACGGCCTCTCATCATCGTCCGGCTCGCAGGACGTGCACACCGCTCTCGTGACCATGCTGCGCGAATAGCCGTCATCCGTTGTCTCCGTTTTGCCGAGCGTGAGCTTCGACGCATACAGGCACATGGCGCGGAAGCGTGCGATCAGCGAATCGGCATCCGCACCCCACGCCGCCACCTTGACTGTCAGCTCCGGAGCATCCAACACCGGAATGGACGAGCCGACGATGAAGCCGTGCCGTCCTGGCACCTGCACGGTGTCAACGATCGGCGACAGCGCCGTGTAGTGCGTCGTGCCGACAAGCACGCGCATCCGCTCGGAATCGAGCGGCTGGCCGTTGAGAGAATAGCTGACCTTCATGCGCGAAACCTCCCAATCACCATTGCGGCATGGCCGCCGTCTGCAGCTTCTGCTGCGTGGAAATGCTCGTCGGCGCGATCGCCGGATAATTGAACGTCTGCGTGATGTTCGTCACGCTCCCCCCATTGCCGTAGGAGGCAGCGTTAACTCCACGCGAGCCGTTGGCGACGCCGACGGAATACGAGGCGTCCTGCGAAGGCAGAATGCCAGTCAATCGTCCGGCCGCCTTCCTCACCTTCGACGCGCTCTCGTCAATGCCGACCGCCATGCCCTCGCCGATCATCTCACCGACCTGATCGCGGAACACGCGTGACGGAGAATGGATGCCAAGCCTGCGTTTCACCCAATCCAACGCGTTCGTGGCCGCGTTGACAGCGGCAGACACGAGCCTGCCTGCCGCGCCTGCGATGCCGGTCGCGATACCCGTGATGATATTCAGGCCGACGCTACCCCAGTTAACCGATGTGAAACCGCGCATAATCTGGCCGACCATGCCGGGAATGGCACCGATAAGCCGCGGAGCCGACGAAATGAAACCGTTGGCCAGTGCGAAGAGCAGCTGCACGCCAGCCTGCAGGATCTGCGGGAGACGATTGATGATGCCACCGACCAGTTGTCCGATAAGGATCGGAGCCTTGCCTACCAAGTCCGGCATGGCGTTGATGAGGCCCTGCGCCAGTCCGAGGATAAGCTTCAAACCGCTGTCGATGATCTGCGGCAGGTTGTTGAGGATGCCTTGCACGAGGTTAAGGACGGCGTTGATTCCGATGGGAATGAGCTGCGGCAACTGGGCCGACAATCCATCCAACAGCGTCGTCAGCACCGTCACCGCCGTGGAAGCGATCTGCGGCAAAGCCTGCACGATGCCCTGCAACAGGTTCGTGACCATCGACAGTCCGGATTGCAGGAACGACGGCAGGGTCGACGTGACCCACGATTGGAACTGGGCGAGCAGCTGGGGCAGGCTCGTCGTAATCCATGTCGTCGCGCTGGTCAGCAGCATCGTGCCAAGCTGCCCCAACGCTCCGAGCACCGGCGGCAGTATCTGCATGACCAGTGCCGGCAGGGTGCTGCCCAATGAGGAGAACAGTTGCGGCAGTGCGGCGGTGATGCCGGTGATGATCTGCGCGATGCGCGGACCAACGTTCTTAATGACAGTGCCGACCGAGTCGACCAACTGCTTGGTCAATCCGTTGATGTCGGCATTGTCCTTGCCGAGCTCCGCCAGCCAGTTCTGCCATGCGGCCTTCATCATGCCGACGGAGCCCTCGATGGTTGTCGCGGCCTCCTTGGCGGTAGTGCCGCTGATGCCCATCTGCTCCTGCATGATGTGGATGGCCTGCACCACGTCGGAAAACTTGTCGATGGACAGGTCGCCCATCTCCCCGTTCGCCTGCTTGACCTTGTTCGCGTCCTGGATCAGACGCTCCATCTCGGATTTCGTGCCGCCGTAGCCGAGCTTCAGATTGTCGAGCATGGCGTAGTTGCCGCGCGCCAGAGACTGGTAGGTCTGTTGGATGGACTCGATGTCGGTGCCCATTTTGTTGGCGTTGTCCGACATGTCGACCATGGCGGTGTTGCCGAGTTCCGCGGCCTTCGCGGTGTCGCCGCCGAGCGAGCTGATCAGCGAGGCGGAAAAGCTCGTGACCTGCGTCATGTACTCGTTGGCGCTCACTCCGGCTGTCCGGTACGCTTCCGCAGCGTATTTCTGCACGGTGCCCGAAGCGTCCTTGAACAGCGTGTCCACGCCGCCGACGGCCTGCTCGTATGTCGCGTATGCGTCGAGGGAGCTCTTGCCGACGCTGGCCAAAGCCGCGACGGCGGTGCCGACGCCAGCCAGTCCGACCGTGGCGACGCCCTTCAACGCGCCGACGGCCTTGCCCGACATGGAACTGATCGCATTCCATGCGGTGTCTGCGCCGCTTTTGAGCTTGGAGCCTATCGCCGACGCGACACTGCCGGCGGCTCCCGGAATCTGCGAAAGCACGCCGCCGACCGCGCCGCCGACGTTGCCGAGATAGCCGCCGATGGCATTGCTGACGTTTTTAAAAGGCGCTGGTATCCTTGCCGCGATGGCCGAGCTCATCGACGAGAACTTCGCAGACAATGGCGCGGTAAGCCGTGACGCGGTGGATTGCATCGCAGCACCGGCAGCGCTCATGCCGTCGCGGGCTTTCGTGGCGATGCCGGAGAACGCCGACGTTGCCACGTTTTTGACCCGTCCGAACGCGCCGGAGACCGGCTGGATTATCGCCGAACCAAGATTCTTGAACGCCGATCCAAGCGAACCACTGCTGGAAGCGAGATTGTCCTGAGCATCCTTGAGCGCCTTCTGCGCATCCTTCAACCGGTTCTCGGCCTGCGTCGCCCGGTCTGTCATGGTGGACAGCTTCAGCCGCGCCTGTTCGAGCCTGATGGTCGCGGCCTCGGCCTGCGTGCTGCCCTCACCATGCTTGGCAACGGCATTGGCGACGCTCTCCTCGGCGGCACGCACCTGATTCGCCGCCGCCTTCTGCTGGAGCATGGCCTGACGGTATGCTGCCGTGGACTTCGCCACGTCACGCTCATAGGATTTCAGCACATCCGCACTGAAATCGTTCGCCGACTGCTTGAAACCGGTTTTGAACGCGCGTCCAAACAGTCCGCCGCTCTTGCCGCCGTTCATGCTCGAATCGAAAGCCTTCGACGCGGCCTTGCCGCTCGCGCCGACCTCCTTGTTGACCACGCTGCGGAAACCCTTCATCGAGGGGAACACGCTGATGTGCGCGGAACCAAGTTCGCTGCCGAACGCCATGCGGCACCTCCACTATTCAGTTATTCAGTCTTCGTAAAGAGTCCGGAAAACCGGGCTCATGCCCTTGGTCTGTTCGCGCAGCCGCTCACGCTCGGCCTTCTCCCTATCCGCCCGCAATCGTTTCGCAAGCGAATCGAAAGGCTTCGGATACTCGTCGCCGCCAAGCGCGTAGACGACCGGTATCTCACCCCACCGGACCGGATAATCCAAGCCGTTGAGCTCCGCGCCCGTGTAGGATGACGGATCGCCGATAATCTGCTCGAGGAGCGCTATCGCGTCGCCATAGCGGAGCCTGCCGCCAAGATCGGCCTGCAGACTCCACCCATGCGCCGTGAAATCGGCTCGGATCACGCTCCCGTGTTCGGCGAGCTGGCGGGAAAACCATTGGATTTTCCCAGTGAGGTGCCCTGCGCGCGCACCACCGCGTCGCCATAGTCGGACAGGAGGTTGAACACGACCTGCACCGGTTCGCCGTTCAGCTGCTCCGCCTGCTTGTCGCCAGCGAAGGCGCTCAGCATGCGCTTGAGCTGTTCGACGCTCTCCGTATCATCGGACGTGTTCGACAATCGGGTGAAATCGTCGATGCTCATCGACAATGGAAGCTTGTACGTGCGTCCGCCGGGCACGAGCGCCCAATACACATCGCCCTTGATGATGTGGCGCACCTTGTAGTTCTGCGCGATGGAGGCGAACGCCTCCTCATCGTTTTTTTCCGTCCACTGGTCGAAATCCTCGACGGTCGGCTTGAAGTCGGTGGAAGTGGAAGTCATTGTCTTGTCCTATCTGCTTTCGCCTGCCTGCCGTGAAAAAAGAAGATTCCCGGACCGCGCAGACAGGCGAGATAGACGGTCCGGGAAGATTTTCGTCCGCCGGTCAGGCGGCGCGTGCGGTGACGGTGACAGTCAGATCAGGTGAGGTCACGCCGTCATAGGTGGCGTTGATCCTCGCGCTTCCGGCCTTGACGGCGGTGAGCGTGCCGCCATCGACGGTCGCCACGCCCGCATCCTTGGATGCGAACGTGGCCTGTCCGGTCACGTCCACGGTGGTCTTGTCCACATGTGTGGCGACGGCCTTGAGCGCGAGCTTCGCGCCTTGGACGACCGACGGCCTCGCATTGCCGTCAGCCGAGGTCACGGCCACCGCCGTCACGCTTTTGGGTCGTACCAGCTTTCGATCCAGCGCGTGTTCGGATGCTCCGCATCCACATACAGCGGATCCTTCATCCATTCGACGGTGAGCGCGCGACCGGTGACCGAGCCACGCTCCTGCTGGTCCGGCTCGTTGCCGGTGACCTGCATGACGCCGGCGCGACGGTGCACGCGGCCGGTGTCGAACGTCTCCTCCTCGTACACCATCCACTTCGCATCCTGGATGATGTCGGCCACGTGGTAGACGCCCTGGGCGTCCGGCTCGCCGATGGTGATTTTGCGGGTCAGCGCGTTGTTTTCGGCCGGACTGAACGTCTGCGTGAGGCTGGTCGCCAACGGCAGCTTCTTGTAACCGTCCTGCAAAAACTCGAGCGGGTCGTCGCCGTCGCGCGAATCCTGGTTGCCGCCGTCGGACTTGACGAGTCCGATGCATGCGGTCGACCGATTGTAGGCGGCCGGAAGTTCCGGCGTTGCATTGCTGGATGCGATCATCTCCGGCGTAATTTTGTTTTCGGCGGAGTACGGGACGATCATGATGGCTGCGGTGACGAGCGCCTCCACCTGTCCCAGATCCATGCCCTGACTGTCTTTGGCCATGGCGTTTCCTTTCTATGGTTGTCTGATTCCGGCCGTCGAATATTCGGCGGTCATGTAGTAACGGCACCATGCCGCGTCCTCGCTGACCGGGGACGGGCCGTTGCAGCCGTCGGGCACGACGGCGCAGATGCGGCTGCCTTCGGCGAATCCGATGAGGATGCCGGGCTCGCCGGTCAGCAGCCCGTACACGCGGGCCGCCAGATCACGGCATGGTTTCGTATCGTTGCGCGTCCATCCGAGCACGCTGACGCCTATCGACCTGTCGAACGTCACGCGGTCGGCGGATTGCGTGCCGCCGTCATCACGCACGACCACGAGCGGATAGGAGCCGCCGTAACCATCCGGAATGCGGTTTCCGACCTGCAGGCCGGGGATGTCCGTGATGTTGGAGCGCAGCCATCCGGTGAGGAACAGTTCGAGGTCTGGTGGAATGACGCTTGCCATCAGACCCTCGCCTTCCTCAACGCTTTGGCCAGATTGCCGGTCTGTGCCTCCACGAGCAGGGTCTTCGGGTCGTGGCCGACGACCATGACGGTCGTTCGGTGCTCCCTTTTAACCTCCTCGATTCCAAGGCCGTCGCGGTATGCGCCGGTATCGACTGGAGCGGACGCCTTCGCGTAGGCGAGGGCCCTGTTCGCGGCCAGCGTGGTGAGCGACTTGACTCCGGCGCTATTGAGAATCTCGTCGAAGAATTTCTGGTTGAAGTTGACCGATATCCTGCTTTTCGCCATTTGTTCAGCCCTTTCTTTCCGTCAGACGGCATTCCAAGGTCGGACGCCAGCCGGTGAATGCGTTCGCGTCCTTCGAGGGGAATCCGTCGACTTCCCACAAGCGTCCGTCGTCGGGGTCTGCGCGGATCCGGTCGCCGATTTTCACGTCGGCTGTCGGATCAGGGATGGTGAGGTACGCCGTAGATGCTGTCTGCGTGTCAAGCGTGTCCGGCGTGCGGGTGCTGGAACTGGACGAGAGCGCGCCCATGATGACGAGCTCGTCCGGAGGCACGCTCCAGTCCGGCTCGTTCTGCGCCGGATTGTACGGGTTGGCCTTGCGTTTGGCACGCAGTCGCACGAAACTCGTGGCCCCAGCCATGGCGAAAACGCCGCCACCGGCATTCATGTCGTCAAACAGGCTCATGGCAAGCCTCCAAGCCTGTAGGGTTTGAGCTTGTCCTTCTCGGCCTGCATGAGCGACACCACGTCGAAGCTTGCGCTGCTGCCATTCGTTGACTGCGAGGTGATAAGCCCAAGCGGACTCATGCCGGCACGTTTCGCGGCGCTGATAAGCACCGACTGCACGTCCGGCGCGTCATCATAGCCCGCGTGAATCTCGTAGCGGATGGCCGCAATGCCAGCGGGAAAGCCGCCAGACAAGGACTCCACAAGACCAGTATCAGGATCATAGGCATAAGCCAGCTTGTTGCCATCACGGTCGGTCAATGATTCGATGCTCGTCACATGACGTGCGGGCAGCCGAATCACCATGCCGCCACGCGAGTTGATCACACCGCTAAGCGCAGTGTTCGGCATGACATGCCAGCCACACTCACGCCTAATCGCCGCCTGAGCAGCCTTAAGCCTGAAAGCCGCGTCGTCCTCGAAAGTCGAAGGGTCGGCAATCATGTCAGGAATCACATTCACTTCACTCATGCCGACCTCCCGTCTCAGCTCGTCTTCACCACGCCAGCAGCCACAAGACCAGCCACAAGAGCATTGACACGCTTCGCCAAATCGTTGTACGCGGCCACGAGCGCGTCATGCTCGGCCTTGGTCGGCGCATCGCCAGCGGCTACACCCACAGCGGCATTGGCATTACCAGCCGAAGCGACATTAGCCAGCTTCACACCGCCGAGAGCGTTCTCGGCGGCAGCGGGAAGCACATACGGCGCGGCGGCAGAACCACCAATGTCGGTCGGCTTGCCCTTCGCATCCACGAAGATCACATCCGCCACGGCGGCGTTCGGGTCAAGCTTCGCGGAAGCGACCGGAATCACTCGAAACTGTCGAGCCATCATTCCTCCTTACTTAAGGGTCAGCTTGACGAAAGCCTTCGGCTTGCGCACGGCCAAAGCCACACGCTCCTTGGCGCGAATGGTCACCAGATCGGAGATGAAGTCGGTGTCATTGGAATTAGTGGCCTCGACCGTCACGCCGCCCTTGCGATAGAAGGTGGCAGCGCCCTTAAAGGAGCCGACGATGGCTGTGCCGGCGTCGACAGCGGGAGTCACCACGGTGTCCAGACCCCAGAGGCGCGGAGTGATGGTCAGCGCGCCGCCATTCACGCCGTAGAACGGTCCACCGCCGATGAAATTGCCATCATTGTCCTTCTTCAATCGAATGGCCTCATAGTCTGTCGGATTGATGACAAGGGCATCCGGCATCATGCCGGTCGTGGTGGAGATCATCGACTGCGCGTGCAGTACGGCAACGTCATTGCCGGCGTCGGTAGCGGTGTATGACTGGATTCCTTCACGATTCAGCAGGCCCTTGATGTTCTTGCCGGTGCCGTCGCCGTTGAGCAGCTGCTTCTCCTCGGCGATGCTCAGATCGTAGAGCAGACGTCCATCGATGTCGGACTTTAGGAATTCGAGGTCGGTGACCATGTCGTTGGATTCCTTGATGAATCCAGCGATTGTGGATAATGCGTCGGTGTGCTCTGTCGCGTCGGCGTAATGGATCTGACTGAATTTCTCGCCTTCGCCGACGGTTTCGAAATCGCCTTCCTTTTCGCCTTCCACGTAGTAGATGATGGCCTGTCCGCTTATCGCGCCGACACCGAATAGGTTGGTGATGGTCGGACGGCGGTAAGCCTGGACGAAATTCGGGTCCACGTATGTCAACAGGGAGCCGTACACGCCGGACGGTCCGCCGGTAACCTGCGTGTCAGTGTTGGCCTTGCGGCGCGGAACCCATTCCGGTGCTGCGATTGACGCTCCCGAAACTCCCTTTATCTTCGCCAGCTGTTCGCCGATGTTCTTCACGACGAAATCGCCAAGAGATTCGCCGGATGCGGCTCCGCTCTTCTGTGTGTCCGCCAGATTGTCGGTCAATCCCGCGAAACGCTTATGCACCGCATCCACCGTTTCGATGGAATCCTGCAATTCGTGCGCTTCGGCGTTCAGACCCTTCAGCTTCTCGATGTCGGAAGCGGTGAGATTATCCTCGCCCTTGGCCAGCACCGCTTCGATGGCGGCCTTGGTCTTGGCGAGACGATCATTGAAACTCATTTGGTCTCCTTGTTGTCCTTGCCGCCAGTGACCAGTTCACGGGCGGATTTGATTACATTCAGACGCTCGGCCTTCTCAGCCTCCGCGTCCCTACCCTTATTAGGGGCAAGCTTCTTATCCTGTTGCTCGCCGGTCTTGGAATCATCCGGCTTATCTTCGTCGGAAGTGCTGGAATTGTCGGAATCAATGCCTTCCAACACCTCGTTCAGCGACGCCAATGCAGCACGAAGCTTCTCCTCGTTGGCGGAGCTGATGGCGCGACCTGACTTCACCGCCAGAATCTCGGCCTGCTGGTTCGCGGCCACCGGCACCACGCTGATCTCGAAAAGCTTGATCTGCTGGAATTCGGAATGGCCGCCCCACGGGCCGTCGCCTTTTTCCGTGATCCACGCGGTCTTCGTCGGCACGAAGCCGATGCTCATCTGATGGACCCTGCCATCCTTGAGCAGGTCGTAAGCCTGCTGGGCGGTCGGATTATCCTCGATGTCGAGCTGGGCCGAGATGAGCAGGCCCTTCTCGTCCTCGACGGCGCTCAAGGTGCGTCCGATGATGTCGGTCGGCTTGCCGTCCTGATGGTTCCAATGGATCGGGATGCCGGCTCCGCCGGCGTAGTCCTTCTCCAAGGTCTCCGCGAAAGCGCCTTTGGCGATCACGTCACCCTGCAGGTCCTTGTTGCCGAAAGTGCTGGCGTAGCCGCTGAAAACGCCTTCGCCAGCCGAATCATCCAAGGATTTCACGTTGAATCTGAGCTGTTTGAGATTCACTGTCCTTCTCCGTTCACTGGATTGTTCTGTTGCGCGTTCTGCGTCCTGCCGCCATCCTGCGGGCTGGGCTGTCCGCCGGTTGCCACATTCAATGGCGTCACCAATTCGTCGCCACCATCGAGCTTCGGATAGTTGAGGATGCGCCGCGCCTCGTTCGTGGTCATGAAGCTGCGCCCCGTGGCCGTGCTGAGCGCCTGATACTGCTCGGAGAACGTGCCGCGAAGCTTCGCATCCACATTCGCTTCGATGTAGGCGTCCGGCTGGCCGAGCGCGTCAGGCAGCAGCAGATTGAGCGACTGTTCGAACGCCACGATGTACGGCATCAATTCCACATTCCACATCTGCTCCTTGAAGGAAGCGATGTTGGAATTCGTGCCACTGCGAAAGCCAAGATTCTCCGGCGCGATATGGAAAGCGTTGGCCACGTCTATACGAATCCTGTCCCTCGCATCAATGTCCTGCATGTCGATCGGCTTGAACGCGTCCACTGTCTTGATTTCCATGCCGTCGTTGAGCAGCGGCCAGCCACCGGCGAGATTGCCTCCAGCCTTGTAATTGCGCATGCCCTGCACGAATTCGTCCTGCGCCTCCTGCGACGGCCACGGCATCTCCTTCGGACGCGAGATGTACGCCGGAATCTGACCGCCGTTCTTGGCAATCGCACGACGATATTCGGCCATCTCACGCGCCTCCGCCAAAAGCGGTGCGAGAGTGCCGGACACCGGAGAACCGCCGATGCCGGACGTGCTGTACCCCACATCAAGCAGAATCTGCGGGTCTGGCAGCTTGAAATGCTGGCTTCCTTCCGGCTGTCCGGTGCTGATCTGCACGCCGGTGATCTCATCAAGAGTATTGCCGGAAAGCGTGAAATTCTGCACCGGAATACGCCGCAGCCACAGTCTGCCGGACTGCTTGTCGGCATCGAGCAGGCAGAGCCAACGGTCATTGAGCAGTCCATCGCAGAGCAGCGAGTAGAAGAATCTGTAGCGCGTCATGCCAGGAAGAACGCTCGGCTTGGCCATCAACTGCGCCAACGGGCTTGTGGTGTCCTCCACGCGGTCACCGTCAGGCTGGCGAGTGTAGACCTTGAATGGCATGCTGGCGATATTCCGCGCGATATGGTCGATGACGGTGCGCACCGCCGCCTCTCGCTCGTAGACTCCGGCGCCGAACCAATCGATTGGCAGCTGCGCGACCTGCGAAATGTTGACTGGCGATTCGGAGAACTTCTGGGCCACGGATACCGGGCTTTTCTTGAGCCATCTGGAAAAGAACCCCATGAAACCTCCTCACTGGGTCATACGACTGCGAAATGGGTCACGCTCGGCGCATATTTCGGTGTCTCCGCTTCGACTTGCATGGTCTCAAGCGCATACAATGCCTCACTCTCGGCGATGAGGCCGCTGATCTGCAAAGCACTCTTGCCACGGTCCCATACCTCGACCTCGCCAAGACGGCGGGTCACGGCCACGGAAACCTGCTGTTCGATGGCTGGCTGCGGCAGATGCCGGAGCTTCCCTTCGCGCACTCGGTCGAGGAAACGACCACAACACGCGCCAAGCCGGAATCCCTCGATGAGATGCACATTCCAGCCTTTTTCGGTGAGCGGGTCGGTGAAATCGACAGCCGGACAGCCCTTCGACTGCACGGCAATCTCACAAATCGACGGCCAGCTCTCACGAAGCATGTCAAGATAATGCGGCACCCACAGCATGCCGTCACGACGAGCTATCAGCTCAACATGCGGGAGGCCATCGGCACGAAGGCCAGCAGCGGCCACATATGTGGTCTTCCTGTCGGCGCTGGTATCGACGGCCAGCACCACGCGATTATCGTCGGGGATGCGTGACGCATTATCAGTGCCATGCGCCCACATTTTCGGATTGATATAGGGCACGATGTCGGCAGTGACCCACTGGCACAAGACTTCCGTACGGAACGCGGCCTCGGTCATGCCGTCAATATCGGATCTGACGCTCATGACGGTCATCGGCCCGTAACCGAGCGACGGATTCGCCTGCCGGATCGCATCGGCATCATCCACCGGACACTTGTCCGGAGCGCTCCATTCGAAATATCCGAAAGAGCCATCCTGCTCGCCGGACATGAACACGTCGGCCGGATTGCCACCGTCGACGCTCAGACGCGCCCACTCGTCAACAAGCTTGCGGCCCTTGTCAACCTGCTTGCGCAACGCGACGCTGCGATAATCGCCCGCATTGCTGATGCCCCATAATTGGCTCGACCAGACGGCCTTCGTGGTCTGGCTGACTGCATTCCAGCCATCATCCGTATGCTGCTCACGCAACTCATCGAACACCACACGCGCCGCCGACTTGGCTCGAATGTTCTTGTCGGCGCGGACAATATATCTGGCCTTCGAGCGGGTGATGATCGCCTCCTCGCCGTTCGTGTTGACGAATTTCTGCGTCATCGCGGCGAGATCCGGAATCACCAGATCCGCTTCCTCATCAGTCGAAGGCTGAGGATTGCACCACTCCTTGACCTGATTGTAAGGGCCCTTCGCATTGTCCAACGTCTGCGCGGCACCGACCACGAGGAATTTCACGGGCGGCACTCGGTCGGGATGCTTGTTGGAGTCCACGAAAAGCCACCATGCGGCCAAAACGCCCATCAACGTGGTCTTGCCATTCTGACGGGCCACAAGCACAATGACCTTGCGGAAACGATAGCTGCCGTCCTCCAGCAATTCCAAAGCATGGACGAGCAGCCACTGCTGCCACGGGTAAAGGTGGACATGCAGCATGATCTCCGCGAACGCGATCACAGCGAAACCATTCGAGGTCTCCTTGGTCAACGGGCGCAACGGCGGTGTAAAGATACGCGGCAAGGTCACGCCATGCCTCTCATCATCGATGGCACCGAAAACCGTAAGATTCTCAGCCGCCATCGCAACCTCCTCAGCCGAAACGCTTCATGAAATCATCCATCGCGATAACCTTGTCGCTCTTCGCTTCCTCAGCCCTGACTTCGGGCTTCTGCCTGGCCGGACGCCCGACCTTCGCTGGAGCGTCCAAAGTCAATCCGAGAGACTGGCAGTATTTCAGGAAAGTCGGCAGAGTCACATTGTCGATCTTCCCGTTCTCGTCGACGAATCCGGTGGCATTCAGGAAGTCAATCCGACCAGCCAGCACGCGGGCGGCCGCGACCACTGCAGAATTCACGGCCTTCAGCCCATCGGCGTTCTTCAATGAACGCTCCAAAGCCTCCGCCACATTATGGCTCGGAAATTTCGCCGACATGCTTCACCTCGAATCTGCAATCGCGCGCGCGACCCCCGGTCAATTTCGGCCATCGGGGAGAGGAAGAGCAACCACGCGGGACGTCTTGCGCTCTGTCGTTGGTTTTACGATTTCACCGCCCCTACCCCTCGTGTTGGGCTCATGCTGTTGTTATCCATTGTCTTGAGAGTGTTCCGATTGGCGCTGGCGGATCTTGGTTGCCTCTCAAGCGGTTGCAGCTGGTGTGGCTCGGCTTGAAGCCTGCTGGGTCGAATTGGAGTTCGGGATGCTTGCTGACCGGGAACATGTGATCGAGATTGAATGAGTCATCTGTGGTGTTCTTGACTGCGTTGTAGTCGATTGGCATGCCGCACAACCAGCAGACTGCATGCTGTGCCTTGCATTGTGTGAAGAATGTGGCCTTGTCTTTTTCGAATTGGCGGCTGGTCTTGCGCGTTCTTCCTGGCATGTGGTCACCGCCTTGTGGTGCTTCGGGCTGGAGTCGAACCAGCGCATGGTGTGGGATGCACTATCTCTGATCACGGGCATTCGCAAAGAATCATGAAGCCATGGCCGGTTTGGTATCCGTCCTCTGGTATCTGTGCTATCCCTCGTGCTCTGCCACTGAGCTACCGAAGCTGATATGAATAATGGCCCAGCCCTTTCAGGCTGAACCATTTTACTACTGTACGACAGTATAGCATTTCAACGGTGACAGTCAAGTAGTGCTGCGAGTTCGCCGAGGTTGAACGTGTACTGCCGCTTGTGTTTTGTCGGCGTGGCGTGCGATAGTTTGCCGCGTCTGAGCCATTGGCTGACGAGGTTGCGGCTGATGGTCAGGCCGTAGCGTTTCAGTTCTTTGGCTGCGTCGCTTGGCGTGCCGGTGATTTGCACTTGCCACAGTCGTTGGTCTCGTGCTGCTTTGATGGCTGGTGCCGCCCATTCGGAGCGGCAGTGTTGGCATGTGACCGATTCGGCGTCTGGCGTGCCGGTGAGTTGGCGATGGCAGGTGGGGCAGGTGCCGAGGATTATGAGCTCGTCTTCCGGAGTCAATGCTGCCTCGTTGCGTCGGCTGATGTGTTCCAGGGCTGCGTAATCATCTGCCGCAGTGGGCATGTCCAATATGGTGTGTCGGTTGCTTAATATGGCGAGCCATGCTTTGCGCCAGCCGTATCCTGCGTATGCGGATCTGATTTTGCCTGCTTGTTCTGCGAGCCACGCTTCGGAATCGGTGATGAGGGCTTGCGCGTGCGTGTCGATTGGCATTGGCGCGCTGCCTCGGCTTGGCGCGTGTGCTGGGGTGCCGATGCGGGCCTGTCGGAGCATGATGCTCCGCAGGGCGGGCAGTTGGACGTGTCCGAGCTGGCGGATCAGCTGCCAGTAGTTTTCTCGGCAGCTGGCGCAGAGCAGATTCGCGGCCACCGGCTTCATTGGCTTCCGGCAGTGCTGGCAGTTGGTCAAAGTCTGGTCTCCTTGTCGTGCTGGCGGATGAGTGCGGCGATTTCGGCTTTCGGCACTTGCGGCACGAGCGGCGCGATCTCGTCGAGCGCGTAACCGGCCTGATGCCACTTGATGATCATGTCTTCGAGTATTTTCTTCACTTGTATTCCTCCACTGTGTTGCATCCGATGTATGCGCCTCGGTCTTTGAGGCATGCCCACGTCACGTCACCGGTCTTGACCGTCTCCATTTGAAAATCGTGGTGGGTGGACGTGTACCACTGCATGGAGATGCATGTGCCGATGGTGAGGAAGATGATGAGCATGCAGGTGATGACGGTGCAGATTATTGTCTTCTCGGTATTGGTCATTTGGTCTCCAGATATGGGTTTTCTGTGGTGTGTGGCGGGAAGTCGCATTCCTGGTCTTTCCATCCGGCCGCGTAGCCTTCCTGCCATGCTTTGCGGCGCTCGTGTTCCAACCATTCTCGGCTGTACATGATTACCGGTTCGTGTTTCATGATTTCTCCTTGTTGAGTCTGTCGGCTAATTCGCAGGCCTTTTCGTCTGCCTGTGCTGTTTCTTCGTCGCGTCCGAGCGCTTCGAGCACGTGAGAGCATTTCCACGTGTGCACGTGGCGTTTCGAGGGTGGTATGCCGCTCATTTTGGCTCTGCGTTGGCACCAGCCCTTCCACAGGCGCGTCCAGTCGGCTATCGTGCGGTTTTCGCCATAATGTCGGCTTAAGAATGCGTTCCACGCGTCTGACAGGTCGAGATTCGGGTAATCGCGGATTATGGCGGCATTGGCGTGGGTTTTCTCCCTGACCAGCTCGAAGTCGTTCAGCCCGATTTCTTTGGAGAAAGAAGAAGAATATTCTTCTTTCTCTTTCTTTTGGGTTCTGGTGTTCTGGTGTTCTGGTGTTTGTCCCGATTCTGTTTCGATTCTGCCGGCAGTCTGCGCAATTTCTGCCGGCAGACTGCCAGCAGAATACCGGTCATGCTCACGCTTGCGCTTGGCCATCACCTGCTGACGGCTCCGATTATGTTCGAGATAATCGTGGATGACATAGCCGCCATCCACGGCCTCGATCAATCCGACCTGCTGCAAAGCGTCAAGCTCCTGCGTGGTGATGTCGAGCACGAATTCCGCCGTGTCCGAGTCCACGAAGCCGTCCGTGAGGTTGTCACCGCAGTAGGAAAGCATGACGACGAACGCACTGACGGCAGAGGGCATGGTGCGACGCAACCGGCGTACCTTCCGGTTGAGATAGAAGCCATTGGCCAATTGCACGTAACCGCGCCTTGCCATCAATCCTCCCCTCTTGTGATGCCGTTGAATTCCATCCAGATTGCCTCCTGCCGTGGCGTGGTGCAGGGCAGGTCGGTGTAGTTGGTGTTCGCCCAGCCGCTTCCCACGTGTGGTTTCGCCATCGCGTCCAGGGCTTCGGCGATCTCCAACAAGTCCGGTGGCGGGTCAAGCGTCACCATGACAAACCCATCATTACGGCTTGCTTCGCGTCCACCAGCCGATACCCGCAGTAAGGGCAGGTGACGTAATAGCTGCCCACCGTCTCGCCGCAGTGGGCGCACTCGACATATCGGATTGCCTTGCTCATTCGTTTACCGCCTTGCGTGCCACTTCGAGCAGGTCGCGCGCCCGGTCGATGAAGTCCTCCTGATAGCCGCAGATTTCCCCCGCGTAATCCCATGCGTCGTCCTCGTCTTTCGCCACACAGTCGCTATCGACGCCATCCCATTCGTAGCTGTCCCAGCAGAGCCGTTTCGCCAAAGTCAAATCATCATCCATGCCACGCTCATAAGCGTTGGCCTCGTCAAGCAGGATGCTCAATTCGTCCTCTTTCCGTTCGCTTTGACCATGGCCCACAGGATTTCGCTTGCCGGACGCCTCCTGTATGACAGGTCGTTGTAGGACTGCACATAGTCGAGAATCAGTTTCGAGCCGGTCGAATCCGGTGTCAGAATCGCGTTCACTCGCGGCGGCACCATCTTCTGCCATACGATCTCGTCACACAGTTCCTTCGTGCAGACCAGATAGTTCTGATCGCCGTAGAACGTCAGTCCGTTGCCGCTAGTGAAGTCAGCCATGCATGACTTGACCTCGTAGAACTCGAAGCAGCCTTTCTCGACGCTTGCGGGCACCGGCTCACCGTTGATGTTCCAGGGCTTGAAGCCCACGTAGTCCACGCGCCTTTCGTCGGGCGTGTTACGGTCGAAATTGACCTCGCTCGCCCAAAAAGCGGTCTGATTCCTCAACCTCTTCTCGACCAGCTTGGACAGCATGGCGGTGGTTTCAGTCCTGCTCATTTCTTCCTCCTGAAGTACTTGCATTCATCGTGATGGAACAGGAACAGGTGAAGTCTCCACACCTTGACTGCCAACAGGCCCTTGAGTGTGATCGCATACCCGCCATGGACACGCTTCATGAGCTTCCTATCGGCCAATGATTCAAGTATTCGGGAAAGCTCTTGGTTCTCTCGTTGTTGCCAGATGTAGTTCATCCCCTCAGCGATATACAGGCAACACATGTCCTTGTCGTATTGACTAATCATCATTAGCCTCCCTCTCAAGGATGTAGACGTTCGTCGCGGTAACGGCGTTATTACTCAATTCCGTTGGTGGCATGATATCCACCCGCAGAATCTTCCAACCCTCGTTCAGCAACTCTTCAAACACACCCATATTCATCAAGGTGCGCTCATCGCCGTAATCACTCCAAAAAAGTGGGCAAACCTTGTACCGTTTATTCATTTCGCGTCCTCCTTCATGAAGACAATCCAGTGTGTTCCCGTGCGGTTCGGCTGCTTGTTGCCGAAGAGCGGCTTGTGCGCTGTGAGCTTGAGAATCTGCGATACGGGTATCTGCGTCTCATTCCATTTGAAAATCAACACTCCGTGCTCTTTCAGGACGCGGAAGCACTCGCTGAACATGGTCTTGAGGTCAGCTTTCCACGTCTCTTGGTCGAGGCAACCGTATTTCTGCGCCATGTAGCTCGTTTCCCCCGCATTGCGCAGGTGGGGCGGGTCGAGCACCACCATGCGGAACGTCCCGTCGGGGAACGGCAGGTCGCGGTAGTCCATCAGCATGTCCGGCTTGACATCGAATCTACGCCCGTCACACAATTCCCAGCTTTCATCACGCACATCACCGAAAAGCACTCGATCATCCGACTTGTCGAACCAGAACATTCGGCCGCCGCAGGCGGGGTCAAGAACAGGCTGATACGCGCTCATTTCGTGTCCTTCCTCTTGTATTCGTCCACTACGTGTTTCCACTGGATGCTTGCATCCATAGGGTCGCTGTACCAGTTTGTAGAGAGGTGCTTTCGGGGGCATTGAAGCCGGTATATCGACTTGATGTAATCCCCATCCTGTGTATGGCTCTTAACGATTTTGGGTAGTCTGCCGCACATTGGACACCCGAATTCGTTGCGTCTGCGTTTGAACCACATGACTATGCCTCCGCGTCTTTGTTCCGCTTTCGGCCCGTCCGACTCAACATAAAGCCGTCCAGATAGAGCTGGAACAGGCTCACATACAGGCCGTCTTTTATATCGTCTTCCGGTTTCGCATACAGTCGTTCGTTCAGGAGTGCGACTGGCAGTCCGGTGCGTTCCTCCCGTTCGATGTGGAAGGGTATTTCCTCCTGGCCGTCTGCGGTCTCGCGGACTGCCACGCCGTAGTCGCCCACCTGGGGCTGATCGGATGGGTCGCTATTGTCCGTGTCCTCGTAGGTGAGGCAGGACAGCATGGAGCCGCTGTAGCCGAGCATGGAACGGCAGTGGTCAGCTGTCTTTCCGTATGCGTCGATTTGCCCCTTCACGACACCGTATGCGGTCGTGTCACGCTGCATCAGAAGAGCGTTTGCAAGCCTCAAGCCATCAATCTCAAGCTGCTCGCACCAGTCGATGATCTCTTGCAGTGTCTTGTCTTTCTCAGTCACGTTCGTCGCCATGATTAGTGTTCTTCCTCTTCGATTCGGATTGTGATGTGGTAGACGCCTTTTTCGGTGCTTGGCTCGCCTAGCCGATAGTCCGGGCCGACCACGTATCTGGCGTTATCGTCCGGCCAGAAATCGGCTTGTGTGATGGCGTCCAAGATTGCCTTGACCATCGGCGCCGCGTTCTCGGGGTCGAATCTGCCGTGTGTCAAGGGGTGGATGATGGCGGTCACATGCACCGGCCATTTGGCGGGCGGCTTGAGTTTGCCGCTGTTGATGAGACTGCGGTAGGTGAGGTAGGCGCATCTTTTCACGACGCTGGTGCGCCGGTATTTCGCCCGCCAGTCTCCACGTTTGTTCTGGGTCCACCAGTAGGCCTTCTGCACGTCGATGGTGGTTTCCTGCGTCATTCGTCCTCCAAAATCCAAATGTCGGCATCGCCAATGTCCGCGTAATGGTCTTCGCTTTCGGCCTCACATTCGGGGCATGGTATGGGGCGCGCCGGATACAGCGCGCACCCATGTTTGGGACATACCGGCAGCACGTCCGGCGGCTCAATCCACTCACGCATCATCAGAAGTCAGGCTCTCCAGCCGGAGCGCCCCACGGATCATCGGCCGGAGCCTGCGACTGCTGCTGGGGCTGCTGCGGCTGCTGATAGCCGCCATTGGCGTTGCCGCCCTGGTATGAGCCTGACTGCATCTTCTGCACCTGAGCCGTCGCATACTTGAGCGACGGGCCGATCTCGTCCACCTGCAATTCGATGACCGTGCGGTTGGAACCGTCCTGCGCCTGATAGGAACGCTGCTGCAACCGGCCCTGCGCGATGACGCGCATGCCCTTGCGGAGCGTCTGGGCGCAATGCGAGGCGAGGTCACGCCAGGCCGAGCAGCGGAGGAACAGCGCCTGACCGTCCTCCCACTGGTTGGCCTGGCTGTTGTATACGCGTGGCGTGGACGCGATGGTGAAGTTCGCCACCGTGCCGCCATTGCTCAAAGTGCGAATCTCAGGGTCGGCGGTCAGATTGCCGACGATCGTGATAACGGTCTCCCCCGCCATCACTCACCGTCCTTCGCATCGGCCTGCTGCTCGGAGTCGGCTTCGGTGTCCATGACCTCGGCAGTCACGTCATCAGTCGAATCGGTGATTACCGGCTGGAACACGTCGCTGTAATCCGGTGTGGTCTCGTCCACGCTCGCGGCCTTCTTCGCCTCGATGTTGACCGGCAGATATTTGAAACTGCGACGGATGATGGTCTTCTTCGCCATCTCCACGAAATTCTTCACCCACGGTCCGGTGATCTGACGGCTGCGATTGCGTGGCGCGTACTTCTCGCGGTATTCGAGCAGGTCGCGTTTCGACATGTAGTCGGCGTAGCGTCCGCCATTCGGCAGCTGGACAGAGAGGTACACGAATTTCAGCTTGTCCTCGCTGTGGTCGGCGTCCACGTTCACCTCGTCCGGGCATTCGATGGTCGGCACGCCATTTTCGTCAAGCTTGAGCTTGATGTTGTCATCCTCGTAGACGGCTCTCGGCTGCGCGTAGATGCCGCTGTTCTCCAACAGTTTCAGCATTCCCTTGTAGCCGATGACGAAGGTGGCCTGCTTCTCCCCCGTGGCATAGTTCTTGTTGCCATAGGGCAGGATGTACGCCTGTCCCAATCCATCCACGTCGGATGGGCGCAAGCCAAGTGCCGCGCACTGCATGAAGCAGGAAAGGACGCTGACCGGCGTGCAGTCGGCCAAGGCGGGTGTGCGGTTGATGCTGCTGATGCACATCTGCAACAGCGCCTCGCTGTCGAGGTTGCCGCCGATGACACGCGCGATCTGCGGCCACGAATGCTCCACAAGCTGCTTGAGCTTGCCCTTCGGATTGAGCGGCTGCAACTGCTGCCCTTGCGCCTGCTGTGCGATTGCTCCCATTTTTTATTGCTCCTTTTCTTCGATGGATTTGAATGCGAATTTGCGGTAGGTGGTGGCTTTGACGGTGTATTCCTTGCGGGTCATCGGCTTGTAGGTGGCTTGCAAATTCCCGCACTTGATGCCGGTGTGCGAGCCGATGCGCAGAATGATCTGCTCCTGCAATTCCTTCTGAGCGGCCTTCATGTCATTCAGCATTCCGGTGGCGCTCTCGTATCTTGCGAGCAGGTCGTACAGGTCGTCATCGTCGCTTTCGTCCACGATGTCCGGCGTGGGTTCGGGGAACGCCTTCTGCACATCCCCGCCGGTAAGCTGTGGTGGAGTACCCGTGGTGACGAAATGCCAGAAGTCGGCGGCGGCCTTGTCGATCGCGGACATATCCTCCACGTCCGCCTGGAACGGGATCTCTACCGGCTCATCGTCTCCGATGGCCGCGTACACGTAGCCCCACGTCCATCCAGTGACGAGCGCGTAGAATTCGACCTGAGCGAGATAGTAAGGCGGAATACGGAGGTTGCCGTCCTCGTCATGCCAGTCCCCCGCTCGGCGATTACCCGCCGTCTTGATTTCGAGGATTCCGAAGCTTCCGTCTTCCTTTTGCAGGATGCCGTCAAGGGAAGCGCGCAGGTATGTCTTCTCGCGGCTGATGAACTGCTTGTCGGTGCCGTCTGTGACGATCATTTCCGGATGCTGCGCGCGGAAACGCTTACGAAGCTCGTTTTCCAGGGCATTGCCCTTGACGATCGCCCACTTGTCGGAAATGTCCTCCGGTTCCACGCGTCCGGTCTTCTCCAACCACAATTCGTAAGGCGTTTTGAACGCGTTAAGGCCGAGAATCGTGCTCATGTCGGAACCGCCCACACCGGCCTTACGGCTCTTCAGCCACGCGAGATGACGTTCCGTCTTCTTGCCCTGCTTGAAACGCTCGATCTGATAGCGTTCCGTATCCTTGAGTGGAATACGCTTCATTTCAGGCTCCCTGCTGATTGCTTGGCTTGTTTATGTCTGCTTTGATGATGTCGGCGTCGAAATAATTGACCACCAGATTGGCGATGTCCAAAGCGGATGTCCTGAGCTTGGTGATTTCCGCCTCGGACTCTGGCTTGATGGTGAAAACGCCACTCTCGCTATCGAATTTGAGCTTCATTTTGTGTCCTTGCTGTAGTTGGCTTTAATGTCCATGAGTTCGCCGGTGAGCAGTTTCGTGGCGAATCCGTAGACCACCTTGTCGTTGGTTTGGAATGCGGTGCGCTGCAAGGCGCTCACCGCGTCGAAGATGCCGACCAAGGCGTTTGCGATGATGATGCGCGGATCGGCTGTGGCTTGTGGCCCGACGCTGATGGTTCCGACGGGGGTGAGTTTCGTTGCGGTGATTTTGTCCACTGTGAGTTTCGATGTGGTGGTCATGGTTTCTTTCTTCTTTCCGGTCGTGGTGGGTTTTTGTGTTGTTTTGCGGGGTGAATGCTTGTCGAAGGCCGGCAGCAGTCCTTCCTTGCGGAGTTGGCCGATGATGTTGCCGGCTGTTTTCTGGCTTATGCCGAGCGCTTCGGCGGTTTCCTTGCCGTCGAATGGTTGGCCTTGGTCGATGCGGTTTCTGCAGTGCGCGAGGATGAGGTCTCGTTTCGACGGTTCCGCCGTGGGCTTGCTGACGGCCTGATAGTCGGCCAGAGTATCCTCATGCGGCTTCTCCGGCTCTGGCGGTAGGTCTTGCTTGACAAGTCCGGCCTTGCGCAGGGCCCGCATTTCGTCACGGCTCAATCCCGCTTCGCCGGACTCGTCGTAAATGCTTTTGAGCTCTCGGAGCTCGTCACTGCTGTATTCGTGTTTCAATGGTTTCCTTTCCTGAGTCTTTCGATCAATCGCCTGTTGTCGTGGATGAAAGCGTCCACGTCCATTCCCTGCTGTGTGAGGGTCGGTTTGCCGGTGTCGACGCGTGCTTTCCCGTCGCTTTTGACGTTTGGATGGCTTTTGCACTGTGTCGCCGGAACAAACATGCCGTTTCTCATCTCGCCACCGTCCTCCGGTACTTGTGTGCCAAGGCCCACTTTTCTGCGACTTGAAGCTCGTAGCGGACTTTGCGCCTGTCCTGATGGCCTTCTGGCGGTTCCACGCCGATTTTCAAATATGGTGGGCCTTTGCCGGTGCTCCGCCAGTTGGCAAGGGTGCGTGGACTCATGCCGAGCATGACGGCCAGTTCGGTTGGCGTGAGCAGATCGGTCATGGCCTGCCGTCCCGAATGTCGCCCATCGGGTCGATGTGGAGGCCGGTGAGCATTTCCGGTGTGTCGCTGTCGCCTCCGCGTTCGAGGTGACGTTTGAGCGCCTTGTCGATGGCCTGACATGCGATTCGTGCGGCAAGCGCGGTTGCTTTGTCGAGTCTGTTGCCGGGCAGTGTGACGCCGATCAGGCCGCCGTCCAGCGGCATGTCAAGTGCGGCGACGAACATTGGGTCGGATTCCTGGTTGTCGGAGTCGATGTCGACGCAGAGCACCCATTTTGCCTTTTCGTCCATGGTGTGTTTTCCTTTGCTTGTTTGACGTTGTGTGCCCCGTCCTGACGAGTGGATGGGGCTGAGTGGCTGGCATCGGAGTCGAACCAGTGCCGTCCGTGGATTCCCGAACGCCCCTTTGACTGTTGGAGCATGACCTGAACATGCTGGCGGCCGGTGGCGTGGCCGACGACGATGGAAGCCGTCAGGCGGACTTGAAAGGGTCTGCAAACACCGGAGTGCCTGCGTTTTTGATAGAGAGAGAAGAGGATTGGAATCCGTGGACAGGCGAACCGTCGCCCAGCCGAATGCGCCGACAGTGTATGTGAAGCAGGATGTGGTCGGCGCGTGGATAATAATCGATATTCAGTTATATGTGGCCCCGCCAGCCGACATGAGTGAACGTGGATGTCCGCGAAAACATCCCTAATTGGTTTGTTTTGTTGGACTGTCGACTGGTGGGAAGTCTTTTAGTCGCGTGGCGCGAATCTGACGATCAGCCACAATGCGGTGGCGATGTACACGCCTTCCACCATGAGCGCGGCGGTGGTGTCACCGTCATGCCAGGTGAGCATGAGTGTGGATGTGACGATGAGGGCGACCACCGCGAGGGCGAATTTGATGCGGCGGCGCGTGTAGTTCGGCTTCCGCGTCTTCTCCCGCTGGTCTCCGATCCAGTAGTTGTGGTCGGTCATTTCGCCATCCTCCTTTCGGATAGTTCCTTCAAGATGCGGTTGCAGTCGCGGCGAATGTTCGCCAGGTCTGTCTGCGTGAGCAGGTATCGCGCGTGGCTGTCGCACGTGTCGATGGCGAGCTGGATGACGGCTGAATGGTCGCTGCGAGTGGTGCCGTCATCGAGGATTTCGAAGTAGAGGCTTCCATCCGTGGTGAGGCTCATCGTGTTCCTCCTATCGCGTCATAAAGGTGGTAGGCGAATGTTTCTGTGGTTTTGGCGTCCACTTCCGTGAGGATGGTCTTCCCGTCCTCGTGGAGTCTGACGAGTCTGGCGTCGTGTTCGCCGACTTGGATGGCGTAGCCGGTCAGGCCGAGCATGATCGTCCGCGGGTCGAAGACCGTCTTCCGCTGTTCGGGCGGCGCTGGCGGGTTAAGCAGTTGTCCGCTCATTTCTGTGCTTCCTCGACGATCGTGTCGATGATGACGTCCACGAGGCCGGGCACGTCGATGTCCATCGGTCCGGTGATGTGGCCCAGGAATCGGCTAGCGTCGATTTCATCCCACTGTCCCGCGTATTGCGGGCGAATCATGTCACCATGCTCGGCGAATTCGTCGAAGACGGCTTCCACGCAGGCTTTGCGCAGTTCTCGGGTGTAGGTCTTGCTGTCCATCGGACGCTCCTTTGGTTGTGGCTTTCAGGCTTTGAATTGTTTGATGCTGTCAATTGGCTGGATGAGGAGCATGACGAGGTTTTCAGGTTCCATGTCGAGCATGGATGCCGCTTTTTCGATTTCGTCCGTCGAGAGTGGCGTGTGGCCTTTGAGCCTGTTGTTTACGGCTCTGATTTCGAGGCCCCATGCTTTCGCTAGGTCTTTCGGTGTCTTGTCGTGTCTTGCGAGTTCCGCTTTGAGGTTTCTGGTGGCTGTTTCCGTCAGACCGGCCATTCATCCTCCTCGATTCCCTGCTTGGTGAGGCAGGCGCGCCAGTCGTGCCAGCCGGGGCCGCGCATGTGGCCGCACGGGTAGTGGTCGGGGGTCTTGGTCTTCTTGGTGCTCAACATCTCGGTTTTCCTTTCGACGGTTTTTAATATACGTAATTACGAAGTTTCTCGTATTCGTAATTACGTAGTCTTCACGATTTATGCACATATGACTACGCAATTAGCTATAATTTGAAGCATGGGAAGAAAAGCACAGGAGGTCACGCATTTCGCCAAGCAGGTCATGGACGAATGCGTCAGACTCCAAAAGCAAAGCGGCATGACCATCAAGGAATTCGCCAAGGCCTGCGGCTTCGGCGAGGTCTACTGGTACACGAGGGCAAACTACAGCCTCCCGCTCAACCTGAGTGACCTGGAACGCATCAGCGAAGTGACCGGCGTATCCATCGGAGACATCGTGATGGACTCCAAGCGCCATGCGGTCGAAGCCGCCGAGAGGAAAGCGCAGGCAGGCGGTTATGGTCTTGCCGCCTATGACGCCGCTGGCAAGCAGGAGGCCATCAATGGAGAGGCTGGGCCGGATTACGACGAGCCTGCCTGACCTGCCTATCGACCGGCGCATGACATACGGCGCCATGCGCCGCGCGATTGTCGGACTGCCGGTCACCGTATCCAGCGCCATTCTCCCCGATGGCCTTTGGGGTTGCTACGACGCCGCGACCGAGGTGATACTGATCGACCGCAGGCTCACATACACGGCCAAACGGTGCACTCTCGCGCACGAGCTCTTGCATTGGCGGCATGGCGACACCGGCTGTGCGAACAATAGTTCGAAAGTAGAGATCCGTACACGGCGGCAGACCGCGCGCCTGCTCATCGATCCGGCAGAACTAGCATTGGCGGAACGCATGTACGACGATGACCTATGGTCGATAGCCGAGGAACTGAACGTGACAACGCAGGTGCTCACGGACTACCGAGCCATGCTCAACACATCGCCAAATAGAATCAAAGAAAGGTTTTTCAATGCGTAAGAAAATCATTGCCATCACAGCTGCGACGCTTCTCCTGGCGACGGCCTGTGGCTGCGGAAGCCAGCAGGAGCCGGATTCCACGCCGGCCAAGACGCCGGACGTCAGCGCACAGCAGGAGAAGCCACAACAACAGGCAGCCGAGAAGACGGCGCAGAGCTTTGTGGACGAGTTCAACGCGAACTCATCCACGCCGATAACCGACGTCGAGAAATTCACGCCGAGCGATTCGAACGGCCCCTATTACCGGGCGGAGTATCGCACCGGCGCTTTCTCCACCGCAGACGCTCTCCACGGAAGACTCGGCCAATCGTCAGTGGACGTGCTGGTCTACGGGGCAGTGCTCGGATACGGGAAAAACGACATGCTCCGCGTCTACGTCGATGGGCCGCATGACGAGATCAGCAGCGTATTCCCCATCATGGCGAAGATTCTTGACCCGTCGATTTCCGATCAGGACATCCAAAGTCAGATGGCGAAGGAGTATCCGTCCAATGATCTTATTTACGCCGCGACGCATAAGCTAATCGAGCGGGCTTATGTCGATGGCGATCATGCGTTTCTCGACGCGAAAATCAGCTAGCGGTTATAAGTCTTTATAAGTCTTTATAAAGCTTATATCTGCTTCAAATGCTCGAAGATTTGCGCTGTCTGTGCAGCATCGTCGGCGGCGCGATGCCGCTCGGTCTTGGCGATGCCGAAATATCGAATGAGGTCCACCACGCGATGGTGGTCAAGCTGCGGCAGCAATGCCTGGGATAATTCCATCGTGTCGTAGAAGCTCACGTCCGGCATTCCGGCGCCGACCCTCTGCGCCTCCCTGGCGATCACCGGAATGTCGAAGCGTCGGATATTGTGGCCTATCCAAGTGTCACGCCCACAGAAAGCGTAGAACTTGGGTAGCGCTTTGTCGATGGTGGGTTTGCCTTTGACGTTCCGGTCGGTGATGCCGGTGATCTGCGTGACCTTGGCCGGTATCGGAATCTGCGGGTTGACGAGCTGGCTGTATGACGCGACCTTGCGTCCGTGCCTGATTCTCACGGCTCCCAATTCGATGATTCGAGCGTCACGACCTAGGCCGGTGGTCTCAATATCCACAGCCACGTAATCGTCCTCCACGCCACTATTCGCATTGACGTGGGTGATTGGTGCCGTTTCCACTGTTGGAGCGTCTGAGGTGGCTTCCGGCGATGATTCAGGCGCATTCGTCGCTTGATGCTTATGGCGTGGCTCAGGCTTGAGGAAGAGATGCCAGAAGAACCATGCGAGGAATGCGAGGAGCAGAACCGTCATGATGCTTGTGGCCAGATCGTACTTCGGCGTGGTGATGGTGTCGTATATGCCGTAGATACCGGAGATTCCGCACAGCACGGATAGCACGAGGTAAATCAGTTTCTTCATTTTTCCCCTTCCTTCTCCTTGCTTCAAGCTACCGCAGATGGGGGTTGGACATGCTGATTTTTTTCTTTTTTTGCACATTGCCCCTATAAAAAGAATGTTACTAATCTATATATTACTTATACAGATGGTACATATAAGTATTGGTTGCAGTATTTATACGTACTGCCAGTTGGTACTTATTCGTCTACTACCAATGGTACAAATAAGTACGGGTAAAGAAAAGCCCCTCCGGCGCTGTCACACCGAAGGGGATGAAGAAAAGCGCGAGCATTTCTCCACTTGCCAATTTACCAGCAGGTGGGGAGGAAAGACATGGAAGAAATGGGCTACCGCAACTTCAACGCAATCCGTCAGCTCGGTCAAATGGGCAAGTTCTCCAAGATGAGGGCTGACGGCACTCTCTCCACAAGCAACTCGGCACTGCTGCTGCTCACCTACATGGCCAGCGTCACCTACGACTGGGACACGGAGCGCAACTGCCCAACCCCTGACGCAAAAGCCAAGGGCTACCCATGCCGATACTACAAGCGCGGAGCCGAAACATTCGCATACGACTACGGCAAGCTAGGCATATCGCCAGAGCAGGCCATGAGCGAAGACGCCCAGGAATACATCGAAAAGCGGAAAGGCGCTGCAAACCAAGAATTCAAACGCTCAATCACCACCTTGAAGGACTGGGGCGTAATCAAGCAGCTGGAACATGCGAAGAACGGAAAACCCGCCGGATACTTATTGCTGCTTGGCGACGACGAGGAGAATCGTGCCGTGGAACAGTGGGCGCGCCAATGCCTCGGACTACCAATGATCTGGTGATTCCGTGCCCACATTTTGCCCACGTTTTGTAGAGAAATGACGTGATTTGGAGTGAATTGGAGTGAATTAGGAAAGTCTGAAAACCGTTGGAGAATAAAGGAAAACCGCCATCTCTGGCGGTTTCCAAAAGTGCC